CTGCGTGCCTGTGCCACTTATTGTGTCTCACAATGCTTTTGCCGTTGCACTTCATAACGTATTTATTTCGAACACGCATCGACCACTCGACATCCTCTTCCTCGTTCCACCCACGCGATTCATCAAGCGGCTCTTCAATCATGACGTGCTTTTTAATCATGAAGAATCCACCAGATATGTACATGTATTGAGTCTGCGTCCAGTCGTTGTAGTCAAGGGACCACGCGCGTCCATGTCCAGGCTTATCCCAGAGAGACCAATCCATTGGATTTCTCGCACCATTGATTAGGTATTGTGGGCATGAGCAGATTTCCCAGTCGGTGCCAAACTTTTTAAATTCTTCGTACCATCCAGTTTCAAAAATATGATAATCGTGCATTAAAACGATATTCTCGTACTTGGCGTTTTGAACGAGTATGTTCTTTTTTCTAGTAATCCATCTTGGTTTAATTGATTCATCAAAATCAATCTTTGAAATGTCAACACCTTCAATTTCGCTTGAATCACCGCCACCAACGAGCAGTATTTCGTACTCTGGAATCCCAAGAGCGCGGATACTCTCTATTATCTGTTTCAATCTATTTATGTCTTCATAAACAGTTATGATTCCAAAGGTAAAGGCGATGTCATTCATGATTTTGTTTCAGCTACACAGTTTCTAATATTTGCTTAAAAGCCATGTCCCATTCAATTCCTCGCACCTGCATTGAAAAAGCATTCAAAATTTCTTTGTTTTTTTCTCTTTCAAAAATTCTTATTTTTGGGTCCAAAAGGCAGTCAAGGTGCTCCTGCCACTCCAAATCGGATTTTGCGACTCGCCCGATTCCGCAGTCAGCTAGGTGCTGATACTCGGGCGAGTACGATGATACAAAGGGAACACCTGCTGCCGCGTACTCCAGACCTTTAATAAACGATTTTGCATGATTGAAAGGCACGTCACTTAAAGGCACAATCCCAATATCAAAATATCTAAACAGTTGCGGGTAAGAAAGGATTGGGGCAAGGCTGCAAGTCTTAAAATATTTTTTTGATATTTTCAGCAAATTGCTAGCATTTAGACTTGATTCAGTGTGTCCAGAGTGGTGAAAGTGCAATTTATGTTTGCTCATGTAATCATCCAACCATGGTGAAATTTGCTCAAGGTCGTGAGAGCGCCAATCCGTGGCACCCACCCAGCCAATGGTCGTTCTGTGCTTGGCAGAATTTCTTGGTATGTTCGTCCAACGGCCAGCAGCGTTGATGTCTATTCCGTTCCTGACAAGATATACATTTTTTCTCTTGGAAGAATAATAATCATAAAGAAATGGAGTGCTGACAGTAATTGCAAAAGCACGGCTAATTATTTCTGCGTAGATTTCCCTGTTGTTGTCTGGATTGTTTTTGGAGTCTGTTACCTTGAATGCTCTATTCGATTCCGGCAAACCCTCATACCAGTCATCTACGTCGACAACAACTTTTTGCCCAATAGATTCCGCATAATCCATACCCTCCAAGACCTCTCGCTGCATCAGTAGCTTCATAACCACGATGTCCCAACCATGTATTACTTGCCCCTCTTGCACTATCAAGCCGAAACCCTTTTCTTTACTGAAACCCGGAAACCCCATTCCAGTAATCCATCCGCGCTTTCCCAGTTCGTCCATGGGGAGCTTGCAGCGATACCAGGCACATCCATTTGGTTGTAGCGGCTCGGTTCCCCAAGACCAGTCTCCTGTTATGTAACAAATTGTAGGTTTTCTTTTTTGGGGAGGCATTAAAACTCACTTTGTTTTCTTGGGACAAAAATTGGCTGAGACATTTGATAATAGTCGGTGCGCTCCACCGACTCAGTTCCATGCCTGTTCGCCAATATTCTTGCCTCAAAACCAGAAATTATTTGTTTATATTCCGCAGACTCAGTCGCCCAAAAAGAATTTTTTTTACAGAAATCATCCAATGCATCATTTGGGCTATTGCCGACCCCAAATCTTTTTGCTTCTTCGCTGGCCCAAAAATCAAGAGCATCACAGTCATCTCCCTCGAGATAATCAAGGTATGCATCCGGCAGGGGGGCACTTCCTGAATAGCAAAAGAAATGCCCGCCCTCATAGACGCCGCTATAACGCGACTGCCGAACAACCAAGGGGTAGTGCTCGTTCGGTATTTCATATCCGTTAATTTTCATTAAAAAATATTACCCTAATAATTCAAAGAACTAATTTACGGTGTAAACAATTAAGTGACTGTATTCATTCAGCGGGCAAGAATTGGTGATACCCTTATGTTGGTCAACAAACACAGGAGGACCTATGAGCACTAAATTTATCAAAGATACCGTCGAAAGAGCAGTAATGGCTTTCTTGACCGGCTGGCTGGGTTCAGCAATGGCAAGCGGGTTGGATTTTGACTCACTGTCAAATACTGACAACCTGAAGGTTGGAGTTTCCGCCTTGGCTCTGACAATCGCAGCGGCGCTTGGACTCAAGAAGGTTGGACCAAACAAGGACAGTGGTTCGGTCCTCTAAAGCGCATCGTCGACCAAGTCGGCGCTTTCTAATCTACAATCTTATAGGTCGATGATTGGAGAAAAGCCGTGTCAATGGTAGCGGGTCGATATAAAATGGTTTGCCAGCAGGGGTCCACTTTTGACCTTCAGCTGACCCTGCAATACACGAATTCGGATTATCCTGCCGACTGTGCCGACCCTTCCGTCTGTCCGGAATTTCTTCCGTGGGACCTGACTGGATACACAGCAAGAATGCAGGTCAGGAAATACGTCGAATCGGCAACCACCATCGCCACCCTAACCACAGAAAATGCTGCAACTTTCCGAATTATTCTTGGCGACCCAACCCCAACTGACGGAAAAATAAGCCTATTCATTAGGGCTGAAGACACGCGCAACATAACAACATCAGGTGTGTACGACATTGAAATTATCTCACCCACAAATGAGGTCGACAGAATTTTGCAGGGAGAGTTTGTGCTTTCTCCAGAGGTGACGCGATGACGACGGAAAATGTAGTTCAGGTAGTCACAACCGAAACCCCAAACCGAATCCTGATAACGACGACGCGTGCTCCAGGGGTGCAGCAATTTACATATCAAGTGCAAGTATTCACGGTCCCAGGCACCTTGAGCACCGGAACTGGTCGAGCAAAGTTCTACATACCAGGTCCGATAACCATTGGGAACATAAGGGCCTCAGTGGGTACCGCCCCAACTGGCTCAGATTTAATAATCGACGTCAACAAGAATGGGACGACAATATTTACTACCCAGTTGAGCAGGCCAAAAATTTTTGCCGGACAGACATTGGTTTCAACAAACACCCCCCAAATAACAGAATTAACCACCGGTGACTATTTAACGGTTGACATTGACCAAATAGGGTCATTGAATCCTGGGGGTGACCTTTCTGTTCAAATAGAGTTCACCCCATAGGTGTTATTCTTGTAACAAGCGGTATTAACCGGCCCCTAGCAAAAAGGTATCATTCATGACAATTTCAAATTATTTAGAACTCCAGCTACTCGATACCTTGGATGGTTCGGGTCAAGCCTACTCGGCTCCTGCTACGTTCCTTAAGCTTCATCTTGGGGACCCAGGCGAAGACGGAACAGCAAACCCAGCAGTAGAGACAACCCGCAAGGCTATTACTTTTAATGCCGCTAGCACTGTCTCCACGGTGGGCACAAAAGTTTCAGCAGGAGCTGAATGGACCAACGTTGCAGCAACAGAGACATATACACACTGGTCAATGTGGGATGCATCAACTGGTGGCAATCCACTCTGGTACGGCGCTCTTTCTGCAGCTGCTGCTGTCACCGCAGGTGATACTTTCGAGATTACCTCCCTCACACTGACACTTAACTAGTCCACAAGGGGAGTAACCCCTCATGGATGAACAAGAGATAATTAGTTTCTCGGAGCCATTCCGAGGGACGTCGTCGTTCTATGTAGGATTTAAAACAGTATCGGAGACTGCCTCTGCTACGGCAACCGGTTCTTCGTCTGTATCACAACTACGTACAGTACCAAGAACCGCTTCGGCATCTGCTACATCAGGGCAGGCTGTTGTCTCTCTTCACACCCTGCTACGAGGTGCTACTGCTTCTGGTTCTGCAACAGCCGGAGACCAAGCAATCGGTCTCCATACCGCGCCAAGAACGGCTTCTGCCTCAGCAGATGGAAACAGCACATCTGCTGGTCTACATACGGCGCCACGAAGCGCAACAGGAAGCGGAACCGGCTCTTCAAGCAATCTAAGTGAAGTAATAACATTCCTTAGAAGTGCAACCGCGTCAGGTGGTGCAACTGCTGGTGACGCCGCAATAGCACTACACACTGCACCTAGAAGCGCATCCAGTTCTGGTGAATCAAGCGAATCGTCAACGAGGGTTAGAACGGCTGTCGTTTCTGCTTTAGGCTCGGCAACAAGCGGTTCAACTGCAACTGGATTGCACACTGCTCTAAGAACGGCAAGCGCAGATGGAGAATCAAGCGAGTCTGCAGTACGACTTATCATCTCGCCAAGAAATGTTACTGGTTCAGGAAATGGCGGTTCATTTGTCCTGGCCCTCCATACACACCTCAGAACTGCTTCGGCTAGTGGTTCCGGCACATCCAACAACTCAATTGTTCATTCAAATCTCAGAACTGCTCAAGGTTCAGGCTCTGCTACTGCTGGAGATTCGGCGACAGCTCTACATACGGCACCAAGAGCCGCTTCTGCTAGCGGTCTTGGCGGCGAAAGCTCAGTCACACTACACACCCACCTGCGAAACGGCTCAGCAACGGGAACAGGCTCGTCGTCTTCAGAAGTAAAAAATACATTACTGAGAACTGGTTCGGCAAGCGGACAATCCTCATCATCTAATTCATTTCAATTTGGAAAACTTAGAACAGCAATTGCGTCAGGTGGTTCTACTGCCGGGGATGCGGCCGTCGGATTACATACCGCGCCACGAACTGCAAGTTCGAATGGAACGAGCTCTCAGACTTCAAACCAGCTTAGGACAATACCTAGAAGTGCAGACGATTCTGGTCAGGGCTCAGACTCTTCTAATGGATTACATACCGCACCAAGAACAGCAAATGGTTCTGGAGATGGAAACCAAAGCACTAATGAATTCAAGATTCTTTACAGAACTTCACTATCTGCCGGAACCTCATCTCAGACGGCAGTTGGTTTACATGTGGCACCAAGAGGAGCTACGGGTGAAGGATTTGCGACGACCGGAGATACTGCCGTCGGATTACATACCGCGCCAAGAATGGCAGATGGTTCCGGCCTAGGTGGCCAGTCTTCAACACAACTCAGGACTGTACACAGAAATGCATCTGCTGCTGGGGTCGGCGGCTCAAGCAACTCGACTCTTTATAGCAATATTCGTTCAGGAGCAGCTACTGGTGGAGCCACTGCTGGCGATACTGCAATTGGTTTGCACACAGCGCCAAGAACAGCGTCTGGAAGCGGAGCTGGCTCTTCGAGCAATCTCAGTGAAGTCATTACGTTCCTTAGGTCGGCAACTGCATCTGGTGGAGCAACGGCTGGTGATTCAGCAGTAAGACTGCTTACAAGTATTCGCACTGCAAGTGGCTCTGGTGTATCTGAACAGACAGCGCTTTACGACATAGACCCAATTCAAGGTATTACAGCTGGATACTGGGGTATTCAGGCCCTAATAAGTTGACATGAAGTAAACTAGGAGTAATCATGGCTGCATATACACGCAAACAATATTCGGGTGCCGCCCGCAACACGACGACGACGACGCTTCTTACAAACGTTGGAACAACTGTTGACATTGCAGCGACCACTGGATGGCCGGCAATTGCTGGCATTCCGTTTTACGTTGTAATCAATCCTTCTTCTATCTTTGAAGAAAAATGTCTTGCCACCATATCCGGCTCAACACTGACTCTTGTAAGAGCGCAAGACGATACAACTGCATCTGAGCATCCAATTGGTTCAATAATTTATCCAGTTTTCACGGCTAATGACGCGGATGAAGCAAACGAGCTGGTAAGCAAACTTACTACTAAAGGCGACCTGCTCACTACTGATGGAACAAATCTCCTGCGACTCGGTGTTGGTCCAAACGGATACTTTCTAAAAGCAAGCACTTCTGCATCTGCCGGCGTTGAGTGGGCATCGATACCGACAATCAACAGCCTTAATGACATTGGTGATGTAACAATCAACAACGTAGAAGAGGGTGATTTCCTTGTCTACAAGAACTCTGCTTCTGTTTGGATTAACGAAACAATCCACTTCATTACCGTTTCAGACACAGAACCTACTGACGAGGTAAGAGTCGGCGACCTTTGGTACAACTCTCTTGAATTAGAGCTTTATACATATTATTCGGGGGCTTGGGTTCAGACTACCGACTCTAGCTCTGGTGTTCAAGAAATTTACGAGTTGGTTGATGTGTTAATTGACAACCCAGTGAGTGGCGAGTCGCTTGTATATAACGGAACAGAATGGGAAAATGGTCCTGCCGGTTCAGCGTTGACACTTGAAAATGCGCGTGTTATTTCATTGTCTGGAGACGTATCTGGTTCAGTTTCTTTTGATGGTTCCCAAAACATCACAATACCTACAACTGTTCAAATAAACAGCATTACGCTTGGGACTGACACAAACGGAAATTATCTGTCCGACCTAACACAAGGAACTGGCGTAACGGTAACCCATACTCCAGGGGAAGGTTCAAGTCCAACCATTGCAATTGGTCAGGCGGTTGGGACCTCTTCTTCTGTTCAGTTCGCAGCAGTCACTGCACCATTAATCGGTAATTCCTCTACTGCTACAACTCTTGAAAATGCACGAACAATCTCTCTAAGCGGAGATGTTTCTGGTTCTGTGTCGTTTGACGGTTCTACAAATGCAACTATTTCCACAACAATTCAGCCAAATAGCGTTGCGCTCGGAACAGACACAACCGGGAACTACATGTCTGACCTTACTCAAGGAACTGGTGTAACAATTACGCACACTCCAGGCGAAGGTTCAAACGCAACCATTGCAATTGGACAGGCAGTGGGAACTTCTGCTTCGGTAACTTTTGCAAATGTCACAGCAGACCTCGTAGGAGATGTTACTGGGAATGCGTCTACTGCAAGCGCGTTAGAAACCGCACGAACTATCTCGCTCGCTGGAGACTTAAGCGGTTCTGCTTCTTTTAACGGAACTACAGACATAACCATCAGCGCAAGCGTTGTTAACTCTGGTGTGAGCCTTGATGAAATTTCAGATGTTGTAATTACTTCTCCGCTTCAATTCCAAGGATTGATGTATGACGGAACGAACTGGGTAAACAGCAACATCCCAGATGTATACCTTGTCAGAAACAATACTGGCTCAACCATACCCAAAGGAACCTTGGTTGGTGCTGTTAGCGCAGAACCTAGCGGAAGAATAGATGTTGCACCGTTTCAAGTAACAGGAACAGAAAACTCAGAACTTCGTGCGATGGGCATTGCTACAAGCAATATATCTAACGGCGTTAACGGCGAAGTGATGAGTTTTGGAACTCTAACTGGTCTTGACACAAGAGGAAGCACCGTCAGTGCACTTGCGGTTGGTGACGAGACTTGGGCTGCTGGTGACATCCTTTTTGCCCACCCAACCGTTGATGGAAAACTCACAAATGTAAGACCACAACATGACCTTGCTGTTGCATTCATTACCGTTCGTCATGCTTCCACTGGTCAAATTGCAATAAGAATTATTCCCGGCAACAACCACCTTGAGTGGATGCACGATGTTGTTTTAACGTCTCCAACCGATGGACAGTTTTTGCGCTACAACAGCGCATCAACAGTATGGGTTAACGACGCAATCAACCTTGGAACAGACACTGTTGGAAACTATATGTCCGACATTACACAGGGCACTGGCGTAACCATTACTCACACCCCTGGCGAAGGTTCAAACGCAACTATTGCCATTGGTCAGGCAGTAGGCACGAGCGCATCAGTTACTTTCGCAAATATCAATGCAACTGGCGATTTGGTAGTTGGTGGCGACCTTACGGTAAACGGAACAACCACGACCTTGAATACAGAAACACTTGAGATTGAAGATAACATTATTGTTCTCAATTCGAATGTTTCTGGTTCCCCCTTAACAAATGCTGGAGTTGAGGTTCAACGCGGAACTTCCGATAATGTTTCTATTCGCTGGAATGAAACATCCGATAAGTGGGAAATCACAGAAGATGGTAGCGCATATTTAGAAATTGGAACTACGGCTGACATATCTGCAGCAGCTCTTACAAGCATTAGCGAACTACCAGATGTTTCAACCGCATATCAAATTGGTGCAACTGGTCCGGCTGGCGGGATAATTTTCATTACTCCAGATACAATCGGTAACTCTACTGGTAAGTATTTCGAAGTTGCGCCATCTGCGTCCCAGGTTCAAAGAAGTTGGGCCACTGGTGCAAACCAATCTTTAGCGGTTTCTGGGGCAGACGCAACCGGATTCGGATTCGGTGCTCAAAACACGATAGACATTGTCGCTCAGTCTGGGAATGTTTCCGCAACCAGTGCGGCAGCATATGCATCGGACTATGAATATGGTGGTTTTTCGGACTGGTTCCTTCCATCAACTGATGAGTTGCAAGAGCTGTATGCAGTCGAAGATTTGGACCCGGGCACCATTCCCGGGCTGCTTAGCAGTAATTACTGGAGCTCCACAGAATACAGCGCAACACAAGCTGAATATCAAAATCTGGGTGATGGCGGACAGGGTTTTTCCGCAAAGAGTAACTCACTCTATGTTCGTCCAGTGCGGGCTTTCAACTCTCCTGCGTCGGGAGATTTTTTAAAGTGGAACGGTTCATACTGGACTAATGACCCCAACTTGCCAACTGTCTCGGTTTCAAACTCGACTATCGACGACAACTCGGCAAGCATGTTGCTCACCGGTATAACTGTTGATTCATATGGGCGTGTGACAGGGAGAACTGCTGCCACACATCGCAAGGCGAGCACGACGGTTCCAGGAATTATCCAGTACGACGACGACAAGTTTGACTACAGCGATGGTCCTTTCACTATTAAGGCAAACGGTATTGAACTTGGTGCTGATACAACCGGTAACTACATGGTCAATGTGTCTGCAAGCACTGGTATATCAATCTCTCACACTCAGGGCGAAGGTTCAACCGCAACCATTTCCACGACTGGTGTCCAAACACTTGGAGCAAAAGCCGGTAATTACACGCTTGCTGCTGGGGACGCTGCAGAAACAATCATCATTATGGATTCAAGCTCCGCCAATGACCTGACCGTTCCACCGGCTTCGAGTGTTGCTTTTGTGACTGGTACGAGCATCACCATTGTTCAGCGCGGAACTGGTAAGACAAGAATTCTTGCAGGCGCTGGAGTAACACTCCTCGCAACACCTGGTGTTTACTTGAGAGCCAGATACGCATCTTGCGTTTTGATAAAAACAGAAAATGCAAACGAGTGGTTTGTCATAGGTGACTTGGCGACGTCGTGATTTCGGGCAATCACGCAAGCGGTGGAAAGTTTGTTGACCTTCCAACCAACGTTTCTGCTACGGCAGGAAATGCTCTAGCAACTGTTTCTTTTACGCTTCCCGTGCATAAAGGAAAAGGAGAAGTTTCCTATCTTGTAACATCAAATCCTGGGGGAATAACCGCAGCGGGAATAGGTTCTCCAATAATAATTACTGGTTTGAGCAACGGCACCGCTTACACGTTTACAGTCACAACTGTAAGTGGTTCTGGAGTGACCGCTGCTTCCTCTGCGACCAATTCTGTTTCTCCTGTTGCCCCACCATATTTCCCACCGTTTTTTCCGCCATTCTTCCCACCGTTTTTCCCACCAGCTTTCGACCCATGCGCTGGATACGTATGCGGCTCGGCTTACGCCTACATGTATACGTTTACTGACTGTTCTCCAAACTCCACCGCACAGGGCTGTTTTTTTGGTGGAATTTGGGATGCTTATGGCGACCCGAATTGTGGATGCCCAGCAACATTTGCGAATTTTACAGGCTGCGCAGGAGTTGGTTCATGCTGATGATTAAAATAGGTAGTGAATTTAAGAAAACAATTAATCCAGAAAGCAGGAAAGACAATGAGCATTCAAGACGAAAACAGTATGGCGGTACCCAACCTAACAGGGTTTCCAACATTTTTATTCACTGTTGATGGGGAGATAGCCTACATCGAGGTACTGCCACCAGCGGCGGAGAGAAAAATTGCATGCCTTAGTTCAAGTCCACAAATCCACATTCTCGAAGGGGGCTTTCCTGCTGACGGAAATTTGCCAAAGATTGGTCAAATGTGGACCTAGGAATTTTTACCACTTTTTTAGTGGACACGCAGCGTGCTTTAATTTTGTCTTCATCTTCATAAAACATCCACACTCTTTGCACTGATGTGTCAATTTCAAGAGGCTCGGACACTCTTCACAGATGGACAAACGCCTTAACGCTTCTTCGCCCGAGGCTTGTTCAATGTTTTGATTAAACATGTCCCATGGACGAGTGTCGCCTAATTTCTTTTTATACTCCTGCCATGGGTTGGTCATATTCATAGTAAGTTTATATCATGGAAATTAAGACCTGGAATTACGACGACGACCTGATTCAGCTCATTTCAGATAAATACCACATCAGTGGTAAATCTGGGGCACAAGCAATGATTGATGCCTGGACCGACATTCGAGACGGGAAACTAATAGACATCTGCGTTGAGCTGAACATTCCAGAACCACTTGGTTTGATTCATGGGCTCAACACGTTTTCAAAAAAGCTAATGGAAGCCGGGAGACTTGAAACTGTTGTCGAGTAGAATGTGGGATAATTGCCCGTATGGCAATCACGTTTCCTTCCTCTCCGTCAACAGATGATGAGTTTGTTGTAGCAGGAAAAGCATGGTCCTGGAATGGTTTGTTCTGGAAGAGAATACAGTATGCGATAATTGACGGTGGTTTCTCTATAACGGAAATCGAAGACGAACTGTCAACTGCTGACGGAGGAAATGCTTAATGGCTTATAAGAAGATTCTGTTCCGTCGCGACCTGGCTGCCACATGGACATCGGTTGACCCAGTACTTTCCGCCGGAGAAATAGGCCTTGAGTCCGACACTGGCAAGATAAAGCTTGGTGACGGCTCCACCGAATGGACTGGGCTTGATTATTTTTATGGCTCCCTAGAGGGTGCAAATTACGTTGAATCGCTAGTCGCTGGAACTGGCTTGACGATAACTGGCAACTCTGGTTCTGGCTCCACCCCAACAATATCGCTTCCTCAATCTGTAGGAACTTCAGCTTCGCCAACATTTGCCCAGGTAACTATAGGGAACCTGCCAGTAAATGATAGTCATGTAGCAACCAAAGCGTATGTTGACGGGATTGCTTCTTCGATTAATTGGCACGAATCCGCCAATCTTGCCACCGCCGCCGCTCTGCCAAATACCCCAACATACAACAACGGAACAGGCGGTGTTGGTGCAACTTTGACCGCATCTGCAAGCGCTCGACTTGTCGTTGACGGCACCAATGCTTCAACTGGAAACAGAATTATTGTAAAAAATCAGGCAAACGCTGTCCATAACGGTATTTATGATGTGACCACGCAGGGAAGCGTATCTGTTCCATGGGTTCTTACTCGCTCTGAAGATTTTGACACAAGTTCTTATTATGCAACTCCAAACCCTGGAGATGCGGCGTTTGTTGCTGGGGGTTCGACAAACGTCTCTCAGGCATTCTTGGTGGTTACAACCGGCACAGGGACCGACGGCGCTCATATTATTGGGACGGACAATATTTCATTTACCCAGTTCTCTGGCACTGCTGTAATTTTCGCAGGAACAGGAATTACAAAAACAGGCAATCAACTGTCTATTGGGCAGGATGTATCTCCAAGCTCGAGTGTTACTTTTGCCGGGATTACTGGGTACCTGAATGGAATTGCGGCAGAGGCTCAAGTTCTCAAAACACCAAGATTTATTGGTGGTCAGTTATTTGATGGTTCCGCTAACATCAGTCTCGGCACTTCGGATATAACCGGGTTGCAGGCAAGCTCTTCGGACTTAAACAAGTTGTTCGAACTTGGTACAACCAAGAATCAGCTTGAATTCCTTAATAGTGCAAGCGCAAATATTCAATCACAATTAAACGACAAGGCAGACCTACTAAACCCGACCTTTTTCCAAAATGTAACCGCTAACAATAATATGTATGCGTCGGAATTTGTTGGCAACTTAGTAGGAACACATTTTGGAGAACTGATTGGAACAGTTGATGGCGATGTAATTGGAACATTTGACGGAAGCGCAAGTGGTTCATTTTATGGTCCTCTTTATGGCAACGTGGTTGGAAATGTTTCTGGTACAACAACAGGATTACATGTTGGTAACGTAACAGGAAACGTCATCGGAAACGTTTTGGGGAATGTTTCTGGTAGCGTTAGTGGAGACGTTCTTGGCAATCTGACAGGAAACGTATTCGGAAACGTCACAGGCAACCTGGTTGGGAATGTGACTGGTTCTGTTGATGGAAGCATATCTGGAAACGCTGCAACAGTTTCATCAATATCCAATCACGGCTTGGATGGTCTTTCTGATGTTTCTGCAGCATCTCCAACAAATGGACAGTTTCTTAAGTGGAACGGAACAGCTTGGGTTCCAGATTTAGTTGACCTAAACACTGATACAAGCGGAAACTATGTTGCTTCAGTTATCGCCGGAACTGGTGTATCTCTAGCAAACGCTGTCGCCCAAGAGGCTGGAACTCCGACCATAAGTATCGGACAACCTATCG